TAATATACACATCAAAAAAAACAATGAAGTAATGCCGTGGAAGAAGTTTAATTCTAACATGGCAATATCCATTGAATACGATCTTCAGTATTAATGAGAAGTGTATATGACTTTATTGTAGAGCCAATAGGAGAGAGATACGACAACGAGTTAAAAATAGGTGATAAGAAATTAGTTTTAAATTCTAAAATAGAAAGTCACAAGTTTATAAATAATAAAGCTAGAGTGATATCTGTGCCAATAGCCTTCAAAACCCCTATAAAAATAGGTGACGAAGTTATTATTCACCACAATGTATTTAGAAGATACTATAACCAAAAAGGTAAAGAGGTAAATAGTAGTAAATACTTTAAAGATAATAGATATTTTTGTCAGTTAGATCAAATATATTTGTATGGCAAAGAAAACTCGTGGAAACCTTTTAACGATAGATGCTTTGTAGCACCTGTACTTAATAAGGATGAGTTAGAGCTAAAGAAAGATAAAAACCATATTGGAATACTAAAGTATGGTAATAGTTCCTTAGAAGCTCTTAAAATAAACGAAGGAGATGTTATAGGTTTTACACCTAACAGCGAATTTGAATTTGTCGTTAACGATGAATTATTATATTGTATGAAATCAAAAGATATTGTAATTAAATATGAGCACGAAAAAAACCAAGCTCAGTATAATCCAAGCTGGGCAAAGAGCAGTTGAGGAGCTAATTAAAGTAGCTAAAGAACCTATAGTAGATTCAGGTGATGATATAACTGCTGATAGATTAAAGAACGCTGCAGCTACAAAGAAGCTAGCAATATTTGACGCTTTTGAAATACTAACACGTATTGAGGAAGAGAAAAGTATGATAAATGATACTGATAATGCTAAAGAAAAACCTTTTAGAGGTTTTGCAGAAGGGAGATCTAAATGATATACGAGCAAACATTAGTAAAAACGCTAGATAATTACATTAAACCATCAGTTGTAAAAAAGAATAATAGACACAAGAAGTGGAGTTATGGTTACAACGCTGATCACGATATAGTTATAATAAGTAAGGACGGTACTTTAGGTGAAGTAGTACAAATACAAAACCTAGTTATAGGTTTGCCATCTGAGCCTGAAAAAGTCTACAAGCGTTCAAACAAGAAAGCAGAGCAGAGGTGGGAGAAGTTAAACTACCCTAAAGAGCTATTGAAAATAAAGAGCGTGTTTGACTGGGAAAAATATCCTAACGCATTTAAAGAAAAATGGTATGACTATATTGATGAAGAGTTTAAGAGACGTGAAGAAGGTTTTTGGTTCAAAAATAACGGTGTTGCTAATTATATTACTGGCACTCACTATATGTTCTTGCAGTGGTCCAAGATTGATGTTGGGGCAGCAGACTATAGGGAATCAAACAGATTATTCTTTATATTCTGGGAAGCTTGTAAATCAGATGTTCGTTGTTACGGAATGTGCTATCTTAAGAACAGACGGTCAGGGTTTTCTTTCATGGCCTCAAGCGAAGCGGTTAATCAAGCTACAATATCGACAGACTCCAGATTCGGCATTTTATCAAAGTCTGGTCAGGATGCAAAGAAGATGTTTACAGATAAAGTCGTACCCATCTCAGTTAATTACCCGTTCTTCTTCAAGCCAATCCAAGACGGTATGGACAGGCCGAAGACGGAGCTCGCCTATAGAGTCCCAGCCTCGAAACTTACCCGTAAGAAACTCGACGAAGGTATCGCGTCGGAAGATAGACAAGGGCTCGATACCACGATCGACTGGAAAAACACCGGGGACAACTCGTACGACGGGGAAAAATTAAAACTATTAGTCCACGATGAGAGTGGTAAATGGGAGAGACCTGATAATATACTAAACAACTGGAGAGTTACTAAAACTTGTTTACGTTTAGGTAAAAGAATAGTAGGTAAGTGTATGATGGGTTCAACATCAAACGCTTTAGATAAAGGTGGTTCTAATTTTAAAAAATTATATTATGCTTCAGACGTCAGGGAGAGAAACCGCAACGGACAGACTAGCTCAGGATTATATTCTTTGTTCATACCTATGGAATGGAATTACGAAGGATTCATCGACACTTATGGAGTACCTGTATTCGATACGCCAAGTGAAAAAATTAAAGATCCGACCGGTGAATTAATACCTACAGGAGTAATAGAGCATTGGGAAAATGAAGTTGATGGTTTAAAAAACGATCAAGATGGTTTAAACGAATATTATAGACAGTTTCCAAGAACTGAGAAACATGCTTTTAGAGACGAAGCTAAATTATCTTTATATAATCTAACTAAGATATACGAGCAAATAGATTACAATGAAGAGGTTAGAAATAAAAGTTTAGTTACAAGAGGTAGTTTTCAATGGAGAGGTGATGTTAAAGACACCGTCGTTGAGTTTAAACCAAATAGTAATGGTAGGTTCTATGTATCTTGGGTTCCATCCATGAGTTTACAAAATAATGTTATTATTAAAAATGGACTTAAATATCCAGGTAACGAGCATATTGGTGCTTTTGGATGTGATAGTTATGATATATCAGGTACGGTAGACAAAAGAGGATCTAACGGAGCTTTGCATGGTTTAACTAAATTTAATATGGACAATGCTCCATCTAATATGTTTTTCCTTGAATATATAGCTAGACCTCAGACAGCTGAGATATTTTTTGAAGATGTGTTAATGGCTTTACATTTTTATGGTATGCCAATATTAGCAGAGAACAATAAACCTAGGTTATTATATTATTTAAAAAGAAGAGGTTATAGAAACTTCTCTATAAATAGACCTGATAAAGCATATAATAAATTATCGGTTACTGAAAAAGAAATAGGCGGTATACCAAACTCCAGTGAAGATATTAAACAAGCTCACGCGGCTTCTATTGAAACATATATAGAAGATTACGTTGGTTACACCGGAGAAGGGTATGGGCAAATGTATTTTCAAAGAACACTAGAGGACTGGGCAAGATTTAATATAAACAACAGAACAAAGCATGATGCTACAATAAGTTCAGGACTTGCAGCTATGGCTTGTAACAAAAACAAGTATTCACCAGTGTATAAAACACAGAAAAGGAAAGTGCAATTATCTTTCAACCGATACGACAACAACGGAAGTATTTCAAAAATAATAAAATAAATGATTTATACTAACACGAACAGTTCTTTCCCCAGTCAGGTAGTACCAGACGCAGAAAAGCAAACTTTAGAATATGGTTATGCTGTAGGTAGAGCCATTGAAAATGAATGGTTCAAGGGTGATAGAGGCACTAATATTGGTGGTAGATTTGCTAGTAATTGGCAGTATTTCCATAAATTAAGATTATATGCTAGAGGAGAGCAGTCTGTTCAAAAATACAAAGATGAGTTATCTATAAATGGTGACTTAAGCTACTTAAACCTAGACTGGAAACCCGTAGCTGTTTTATCTAAATTTGTTGACATTGTTGTCAATGGCATGACAGACAAAGGTTATGAAATAAAATCATTTGCATCAGATCCTTTTGCTGTAAAGGAAAGAACACAGCACGCTACTGATTTAGCTGAAGATGCTTTTTCACAGGATTTAATACAAGAAGCTCAGCAAAACTTTGGTATAGATTTAAGTAGAACTAATACACCTAAAGATCAATTACCTAAGAGCAAGGAAGAATTAGAGCTGCACATGCAGCTAACATATAAGCAAGCTATAGAGATAGCTGAAGAAGAGCTTATAAATAACGTATTAGATTATAACAAATACGAGGAAGTTAAAAAAAGAGTAGCACACGATCTAGTTGTATTAGGTATAGGTGCTAGTAAAACTGACTTTAATTTAGCTAACGGAGTTACTGTTGACTACGTAGATCCAGTTAATTTAGTTCACTCTTACACAGAAGATCCAAACTTTGAAGACATATATTATGTTGGTGAAGTAAAAAGCGTACCATTAGAAGAGGTTAAGAAACAATTTCCAAAACTAACAGACGAAGATCTTATAGAGATACAGCAATATCCAGGTGACTCTACTATGACCAGAAACTATAGTACTCAAGATGGCAACTATGATAACGTTCAGGTATTATACTTTGAGTATAAGACATACAGCAATCAAGTATTTAAGATAAAGCAAACTGATCAAGGCTTAGAAAAAGCTTTAGAAAAAGACGACACATTTGACCCACCTGAGAGTGATAACTTCAATAGAGTAAGTAGATCTATAGAGGTGTTATACAGTGGTGCTAAAATACTAGGTTACGAAAAAATGCTAAAGTGGGAGCTTGCAGAAAATATGACTAGACCTTTCAGTGATCAAACTAGGGTCAATATGAATTATACTATATCTGCTCCTAGGATGTATAAGGGTAGAGTTGAAAGTATAGTTAGTAAGACTATTGGTTTTGCTGATATGATACAGCTAACTCATTTGAAAATACAACAAGTATTAGCGCGTATGGTGCCAGATGGTGTGTTTGTTGATGTTGATGGATTAGCTGAGGTTGATCTTGGTAATGGAACAAACTACAATCCGCAAGAAGCTCTTAATATGTATTTCCAAACTGGTAGTATAGTAGGTAGATCACTTACTCAAGATGGGGATATAAACAGAGGTAAAGTACCAATACAAGAATTACAAACATCGTCAGGTATAGGCAAGATACAAGCACTTATACAAACTTATCAATATTACTTACAAATGATAAGAGACGTGACAGGTTTGAACGAAGCTAGAGATGGTAGTCAACCAGCAAAAGACTCGCTAGTAGGTTTACAGAAACTAGCTGCAGCGGCATCTAATACTGCTACAAAACATATATTACAGTCTCTAATGTATATAACTGTTAGAATATGTGAGAATATAAGTTTAAGAGCGGCGGATATGTTAAATTTTCCTTTAACAAAAAACGCATTAATGAACTCTATAAGTAGTTTTAATGTAAACACGCTAGAGCAAATAGATAAATTAAACATGCATGAGTTTGGTATATTCTTAGATTTAGAGCCTGATGAAGAGGAAAGGCAAGTTCTTGAAAAGAACATCCAAATAGCATTGCAGTCTGGAGGTATTGATCTTGAAGACGTTATAGATTTAAGACAAATATCTAATATCAAGTTAGCTAATCAAATGCTTAAGATAAAGC